GGTATAGAGCGCAAGCAGGCAGAAAATGTTTCGCTTGAGGTCAGAAACTGGATAACATCGAGGAACATTGCTCATGCAAATCGACGAGCTGGCTAACCTGTGCGACAAGCCGCGCAAGGTCGGTAAGGAATGGATCGTTTGCTGCCCAGTGCACCAAGAGACCAACCCGAGCATGGGTATCACTCTGGGGCGCAACGGCGACATCATCGCAAACTGCTTTGCCTGTGGGGCTAACGGTATAGCCCTAGCGGAAGCCCTTGGGATAGACAAAGCAGAGCTGTTCGCTAAACCTTTGGAGCGTGAAGAAGACAAGCACTGGAAGCTAAACTCTACCCAGATGGAAGACGACACTCTGATAGTGATACACGAGAGCGCTCTAAAACGCGGCGAGACACCTCGCTACGACGACATAACCGCGTACAAGCGCGCTATGGCTAGAAGGGCTCAGAGGACCGCATTGGGGCTTAAGCAACGAATTATTGCAGTTTAATTAACATAGTGAAAATATAAGGGGCAAACAATGGCATTACCACCAATACGAAAGGACAGAGGGCTGAGCAAGCTAGTAGCCAAATGCGCCGCTTGGAGCTGGGATCGCAAAATCATACAGAACAGCAACAAGTCAGTGCAGTGTCTAAAGCTGGTTTCAGAGGTCGGAGAGCTGGCAGACAACATAGCCAAGGGAAGGGACGTAGAGGACGACATAGGCGATTGTTTGGTAGTCCTTAATAATCTAGCGCTCATGCACAATACTACCCTTGAGCTGTGCTTAGAGGTCGCCTACGAGGACATAAAGGACCGTAAGGGGCAGATGAACAAGAACGGCGTATTCATTAAGGAGGGTGACGAATGACCCCGACACAGGAAAAGCTGGCATTGCAGGCCAAGATAGAGCGCGACACAGCTGAGTTTTTAGCTAAAGGCGGGCAAATCCAGCGAATACCCATTGGCATGTTCACAGAGCATGAGAGAAGCTACAGGGAGCGCATATTGCGTGAAAACCCCACAATCTTCGCAGGCCGGTAGGCATGGCTAGAACACTGTATGAGAATGATGAGACCAAGGCCAGAGAGCAGGCGTTAGGCAAGATAGCTGAAGGCAAGTGGCAATGTAAGCTGCAAAAGGTCTCTATCAAGTATCACGTTGACTGCTTAGCAATGCGTGGCGATGACCCTGTGGCATGGGTAGAGCTACGTTGCAGAGACAACAATATGCTACAATATCCTACGTTAATGATTTCGCTGGCAAAAGTTCAGGGAGCAAAGCGGCTACAGGACGACACTGGCTTGCCGGTGTTTCTGGTTGTTGAGTGGACCGACAAGGTAGCGTTCACCAACTTAGGCCAGTGCGACTTCACCCTTGGCTTTGGCGGCATGAATCAGATGAGAGACTGGCAAGATCGAGAGCCCGTCTGCCATATACCATTAGACCAGTTTCAGGAGTTTAAGCAGTGAGTGACGATAAGCCAGTACACGGTGGCACCCGCGTCTTTACTGAGGCAGAAATTAAAGAATGCTTTGACCTTGCGCCTTCATTGACCAAGCAGCAGCTGGCCGATTATTTTGGCTGTTGTTTCAACACGTTACACAGGGCGATGGAAAGGCAGCCAGAATTAGGTGAAGCCTACAGGAAGGGCAAGGCACTAGCGATTGCACAAATGGCTGGGTCGCTACAGATGAAGGGTCTTGAGGGTGACGTAAACGCTGCTAAGTTCTGGCTCTCGCATCAGGCGGGCTGGACAGAGACCAAGCGCACAGAGGTCTCAGGCAGGGATGGTGATCCCATTGACGTTGACATGCGCTGGACCATTGAGGTGGTGGAATGAGCACAGGCCCATGGGAAGGCGGTAAAGGCTCTAGGCCCCGCAAGTACAGCGTTAGCAAGTATCAAGACAACTACGAGAGGATCTTCGGTAATGCCGCTAGAAAAGGGAAAGAGCAAGGAAGTGATCAGCCGGAACATAATGCGGGAGATTGCAGCAGGCCGTCCGTCGGATCAGGCAGCAGCGATAGCTTACAAGAAGGCGGGTAAGAGCAAGAAAAAGTAATGCCTAAGATGCAGATCCCCAAGAAGCTCCAGCCGTTCCTGAAGCCTAAGCGCATAAAGTGCGCTATTGGGGGTAGAGGAAGTGGCAAGAGCATGAGCTTCGCTGACTTGTGCCTGATGGACGCAATGACCAAGGGGATCAAGACTCTCTGCTTTCGTGAGTTTCAGAACAGCATAGACGACTCAGTGCTGAGTATCCTGCGGGCAGAGATTGAGCGGCTAGAGCTTTCAGGCTTTGAGGTGCAGAAGTCGCAGATCTTGTACAACGAGGACCCTGTGTTCCGCTTCAAGGGCATGGCCCGTGACCCAGAGGCCATTAAAAGTGCGCACGGCTTCCAACGCTTCTGGGTCGAGGAAGCTCAGACAATATCCTTTGACTCACTCAAGGCCCTAACGCCTACACTCCGCGAAGAGGGCTCCGAGCTATGGTTCTCCGCTAACCCGCGGTCCTCGCTAGACGCATTTAGCCAGCGCTTTATCAAGCCGTTTGAGAAACAGCTGCTGCGTGACGGTTTCTATGAGGACGATGATCACCTGATCGTAATGATCAACATAGAGGACAACCCTCTAGCCCCTGACGTTCTGCTGCGTGAGATGGAGGGCGATAGGGAGCGCATGAGCCCTGCCCTGTTCGATCACGTCTGGCGTGGTCACTTCTTGGATGACGTTGAAGACAGCATCATACCTGCTCAATGGTTTGACGCTGCAATAGACGCGCACGTTAAGCTTGGCTTTGAGGGCACCGGTGCGGTAGTCGCTTCGCACGACCCCTCAGATGAGGGTGGAGATAGCAAGGGCTTTGCGCTACGCAAGGGCTCCGTGGTGCTGGACATATGCGAGAAGGTCACCGGCGATGTATCTGAGGGCATGGACTGGGCACTGCGTAAGGCGCGTGAGGCTCAGGCTGACTGGTTCGTGTGGGACTGTGACGGCATGGGCATAGCGCTCAAGCGTCAGGTAGACACCGAGCTAGAGTCCACAGCGATGCAGAAGCACCAGTTCCGCGGGTCCGAGTCGCCTGATGACGCGATGGTGCCCTACAGCGGATCAGACTCTAAGACCAACCGCGACACGTTCCTGAACAAGCGCGCTCAGTATTGGTGGAAACTCAGGGACCGCTTTGAGGCAACGCATAGGGCAGTAACCAAGGGTGAGTACATAGACCCCGAGAACCTGATCTCCCTGTCGTCCGATATACCTGTTCTGGAGCAGCTGAGATCAGAGGTGTGTCGTATACCACAAAAGCGCTCAAATAATGGTAAAATCGCGATAATGACCAAGATCGACATGGCGAAGAAGTATCAACTGCCATCGCCCAACATGGGTGACGCACTAATGATGGCGATGTTCTCGCCAAAGCAGGTCGCCCAGAAGGCGGTCAAAATCAATTTCCAAGGCTGGGGCTAGACTATGGCTGAGTACGATAACGGGATGGAAGAGAAGGACGAGGATAAGGAATCGGGACAATACACCGAGAACGATCTCTCCTATAAGGACAACTACGAAGATCACCAAGACGTGATCAATCTGCTCTCAGCTTGCCAGCAGGCCGACCATGATAACCGCGAGAACGCTCGCGAGGCGCATTTGTTCATAGACAAGCGGGATGGTCAGTGGGAAGCCTACTGGTACAACACCAACGCCAACCGTCCGCGCTACCAGTTTGATACGGTCAACCCCATCATCGACCAGATCGCCTCAGAGATCGAGCAAGCTGACTACGATATACGGGTTAGCCCAGCCGGCGGCAATGCCACAAAGGACGTTGCTGCAACCTATGACGGCATCATCCGCAACATCGAGAACCTATCTAACGCCAAGCAGATCTACTCTCAGGCAGCCCGTGGCATGGTCACTGGCGGCTTTGACGCATGGCGCGTCTGCCAGAAGTATGCGGACGACAACTCGTTTGATCAGGACATTCTGATTGAGAAGATTGCCAACCCGATTGATCGGGTATGGTTTGACCCAGCCGCAGAAAAGCAGGACAAGTCAGATTCTCGCTACGCATTCGTGCTGCACCCCGTAGCGGTTGATGAGTACAAGAGCCGCTGGCCCGAGGGTTCGGAAGAGTCTGTATCTGACGACCGTGACGGCGATGCGTACTACGACAAGGCTGAGGTCATTGTAGTGGGCGAGTTCCTGTACATTGAGTCAGAGGACCGCGAGCTGGTCCTGATGAGCAACGGCCAGACGCATGAGGTCAACGAGGACTTTGAGAAGATTAAAGACGACCTGATGATGATCGGTGTCACTGAGGTTAAGCGCCGCAAGCGCAAGATGCACAAGGTCTGCTCTCGCTTCTTCGACGGTAAGGACTGGCTAGAGGAAGACCGCGATACAGTCTTTAACCGCATCCCTGTTGTGCCCGTCTACGGCAACTTTAAGGTATTCGAGAACAAGACAATCTACTGGGGCGTGGTTGAGAAACTACTAGACCCGCAGCGCGTCCTTAACTACGCGATGAGCCGTGAGATCGAGGAAGGTGCACTAGCACCGCGGGCCAAGTATTGGATGACCCCTGCCCAAGCACTGGGGCATGAGGACCAGCTCCGCACTCTGAACACGAACAACGATCCGGTGCAGTTCTTCAACCCTGACCCCGAGTTCCCGCAGGTCCCTCAGCAGAACGGTGGCGCGCAGATCAACGCGGGCCTACGCACTGTGGCTCAAGCGATGCAGGGCATGATCAACGCAACGGCTGGGATGTTCGCAGCCAACATGGGCGACAACCCCAACGCCCAGTCAGGTGTGGCTATTCGCCAGCTACAGGATAAGGGCGACAACGGCACGTTTAAGTACAGCCGCTCAATGGAGATTGCCATTCAGGCTACCGGTAATCTGATAAAAGACGCGATCCCCAAGGTCTACGACACTGAGCACACAATTCGTGTACTTAAGGAAGACGAGTCCTATGACATGGCCGACATTAACCAGAAGGTCATAGACAACGCTACAGGCGAGATTGTGGTAATCAATGATCTCGGGGTGGGCACCTATGACGTGGTGTGCAAGGCAGGCCCGAGCTACAAGAACCGCCAGCAGGAGACCATTGAGGCCATTACTAATCTAGCGCAGATAGACCCATCGCTGATGCAGATCGCCGGCGACCTCTTGTTGCAGAACGTAGCTACTCCGGCAGCGGCACAGATCGCCGAACGCAAGCGAGCACAAATGATCCAGCAGGGCCTGATCCCCATGGAGCAGATGACTGAGGAAGAAATGGCTAAGATCCAGCAGGCCCAGATGCAGGCAGCACAAGGCCAGCAGCAGCCAGACGCAGCCATGGTCCTAGCGCAAGCCGAGCAGATGAAGGCGCAGGCAGAAATGCTCAAGGCCCAGATAGACCAAGCCAAGCTACAGAATGAGCAAATGAAGCTACAGATCGAAGCCCAGAAGCTGCAAAGCCAGACGGTCGGTGATCAGGCTGATAACGCCATTGACGCATTCAACGCTGAGACTAAGCGCATGGAAGCTCAGGTTAAAGCTCAGCAGGCCGGCGCAACCATAGACAAGACGGCAGCCCAGACTATGGGTGAAGAGCTGGACAACCAGCAGAAAATGTCAGACATGATGGATGAGCAGCAGCGCAAAATGCAGTTCAGCATGATGAGTCCTGTGGATCTAGCGAGGATTGCTAACGGTGGCTAAGACTGATCAGGAGCTCGCTCAAGAAGTAGCGAACAGCAGAGGGATCCAATGGCAGTATGGAGGGGACCCATCAAAGGTTATCCCTATCGTTGCCCCCTTCTTGGGTGAGCGCCGCAGGATCATTCGGCCCGAGCAAAACATGACAATCGGCTATGAGCCAGACGGCAGCGCGATTATTGAAACGATCCCTGCCCAGTACGGTGAGACCGAGTACGACCCATCATACGCGCCAGCCAGACGAGCCCTTGGATTTATAGG